TGCCGCCATTGCTGCACCGTATGTACGCGACAGAAGCAATAGCGGGTCCTCAACATTTGTCCATTGCTTCCAGGAGTTCATCGCCTCTTCATAAGTGCTACCTTGGAAGCGATATTTGTCACCCGCGCCGAAGTGACCCATCTTCTGATTCATATGCTGTGGGGAGATTCCCTCACGAGCCAACTTACCGATCTTAGGATCAGTCGAGAATGCCAGATCGATAATCTGTTCAAGTTCGACAGCAGCCTGCTTTACCCGAGGATTAGCGATAAGGTCTGCTTGGCCTGCCTGAATACGATAGAACGCATCCTGAATCTCACCCTTGGCGTACCGCTGGCTGATCTGGTTAAGTTGATCGTGATACTTGTATGCCAGTGTCTTAGAGAGACTTTCGGTTCCTAGAAGGATAGGACGAACGTGCGCGTTAGCCATATGCGGGAAGAACGACCGAAGGATATGGATACCGTCAGCCATTTCCAGCATTTCATTCAGGTCAGCCACAGGAGTTAGGTCATTGAAGATATTACCGGCTTCCTGCTCAGCAGCCTCCAAAGACTCTCTGACCGCAGTAAGACCGTTACCCTTAGCAGTTTCCTTGCCTGCCTGAGCCATAACCTTCATCTCAGCGACAGGGTAGGTACTAGCGGCAACCTCATGGACATTAGCAAGTGCCATTTCAGCAGCACCAGGAGGCGGAATAAATCCACCAACCTTGACTGCATTATTGACACTCTCATCAAGGTTGTCAATTACCTCAAGCAACTTGGTAGGCATATTGCCGGCCTGAGCAATTTGATCAGCAAACTGCTTGAGTGTGCCAATCTCTAGAGCCTTTACCTTTTTACCGTAGTCGATACCGAGGCGTGCGGAGTTAAGTTCGACCTTCTGTGCGAGTGACGGCGCTGCGTCAAATAGATGACCAATGAGTCGCGCCCGCTCCGTATTAGCAATTCGGCTACCAAGATCAGGATTCTTGGCGATAGTTCTGTCCGTAAATTTTGTAAGATTAGTTTCCTGTACACGATCAGTGCCCCTTCTTCCGATCTGTGAACCGAGAATTTTATCGATACTGTAAAGTGCTTCTCTAGCACCTTCCTCTGTTGATCCACCACGCACAAACTTAACAAGTTGCTCAGCCATTTGGAGCCACTGAGTAACCGGAATAGCCTTATCCTTGGTCATAAAGTAGTTCTCAACAACGTGCCTAGGTAGAGTTGAAAGCACGTCATGGAGTGACAAAGGAAGGCCAGTCTTACCTTCACCGAGAATTGGCTCGATACCACGGAATCGAAGAGTATCCTCAGAGGCTTTAATCATCGGCATTAGCGTGTCATACATTGCAGCACGCCGCGCAGCCTGCACTTTATTAAATTCTCCCTTGGGGGCATTCTTGGGAGTCATAAACTTACCCTGCAAAAGCAGGGATGCCTGATGGATTAGTTCCTTATTAGTGGTAATCGCGTTGCGAATATTAAACGAGTCGAACTGTGCTTCCTTGAGCGGGGGAGACTTACGCGCACCCTGCTTAGTGATGACCTTAAACTGTTCCAGCACTCGTACAATATCACGGTTGGAGTATGCCCTAAGAGCGTGCAAAACTGCCCGCTGCTGCTCAGCCGTTAGACCCGCCTTAATATCGATACTATCCAGCATCGAATGGCCAGTAGTAGCCTCGTCCTTTACAATTTCAGCAGCGGGCTTAATTCCCTGCTCCGCTAGGTTATCTTCAACAGTCTTAGGAGTTTCAGCAATAACATCAGCAGCCTTGGCTTCAACAGTACCCTTAGCCTCGGGAACCTTAGCCTCAAACTTAGCAATACGCGCATCAAGTTCAGCAGCCTTACGCTTAGCACCTGCGATAGTCTTAGCGTCATACTGCTTTAGAACCTTAGCAACCTCTTCCTTGGAAACTTCACCAGCCTTAGAAGCAGCCTCAAGTGCATCCAGGTTCTCATAATTTCGAGTCTGAGTCTTGTTGAGAACCTTAGCCAAACGGGTCTCAAAGTTCCCAGGCTGATGAGAGCCAGCAATCAGGTACTTGTAATCCTCCGGCGAGAGGTATTCTTTCATGTCCTTCTGCCACGCCGCCTTTTCTTCTGGCGTGAATTTTGCGTTCTTAATAGCCGGAGTAACTTCTGTCGTACCTGCTGCTTCATTAAAGGCATACTTCATCGACTTTTCTGTAGCGTAATTGCTAAAGGGCACAATCTGATCATTCTTGTAGATGAACTGATCGCCAAATTTAGACTGCCCATTAATCAGATCATGGGCGTAGGTTCCAGGACTGATCTTCTGAGTAGCCGTACCTTCCTTGTCCACTAGATCAATAGCGAACTTCTCCATGATCTTTGGCTTTGCAGCAAGCGCGTCAATAGCGTGCTGCATATCTTCCGCCGTCTGAACAGTACCGTCAGCCTTAGAAATGTAATCGCCTGCTTCATTAACTGTAATACCGAGTTTGCCGTCAGTCGCAGCATCCTGGTACAAAATTCGAGCAGCGGCATTTCTAATAGCCTGCTTCGCAGCGGACTTTCCAGGTGTCGTAGTGACAACTTCCGGAATATCCTTAAACGGAGAAGTGACCTTAGCAGGGTCATACCGACGCGCAGTAACATTCAAAGCCTGCTGCTGAACATTCTTGTCGGCGTTCAACATAATCTGATTCATTTCACGGGAGTAGTCTTTACCTCCCTGAACATACTTGCCAGGTTTTGTTGAAGGACTCTGCAAATCTAGGACGCCCTGTAGCGGGTTTTCACTTCCGGGGGGTGCCTCCGGTAGCCTTGGAACCTCGCCACGCGAGAGAGCGGACAGGGGGGACGCCTCGCCCATGTCTGGTAGGGCAGGTTGCACCCACTCGGGGACAGGAGTGGCCCGGATATTTTCCGCCTCGTTAGCGGCCTTATTGGTCTCAGAAATAATCTTCTCAGCCACATTGTCAGGAACAGTTGTAGTTCCGGTGGCGGCCAATTCCTTCTGAGCCTGTGCGATTGGATTAACTTCCATCGCAGTATCAGCAGCGCGACCAGCCTCATCAAGACTAGCCGCTTCATTCTTTACAAAGTTTGTTCCCTTAAGACCTACTTGATCAGCAAGTCCCTTGGCCATGTCTCTAATCCAACCGACACCAACATAAGTCAGCGGGTCAGAAGCAACATCAATACCAAAACCGCTAAGAGCACGAATCCAGTCGCCAGCCTCATTAACGTCTGGCTGTGAATCCTTGACTCCGACCTTAGCCAGAACGTCGATGCCCGTAGTTTCTTTGTCGCCCTTAAACCCTGCCAGCCATGCATTGATAGGGTCCTGTTCTGTATCAATCCAGGCATTACGAGTTGCATACCCAGGACGAGAAAGCCAGTCAATAACGTTATGAACTGCCGGGTTCCCTAGAACATTAGCAGCCGTCTCAGAGTGCAGAAGTTTCTCAAAGGGATTATATGCGTCCCATTGATCCTGAGAAACCTGATTTACAGGACCACTTCGGGCAGTCGGCATAACACTAGCCGACCGAGTAACCGAATTAGCAATGTCGTAAATCGACTTCCGCCCCGTAGTAGGGGCAGTAGTCTGAATTGCGTCTAGTCTAGCCCTGTAATCATCGAGCCAAGTCATTAGATGCCTTAGAAGTTAAAGCCGTATTGCTGCTTATTACCGAGTTGCTGATACCAAGTAGTTGCCAGCGCCTGCATAATCTGCGCTTCCTGAGCAGTCTGAGAGTTAAATGCAGCGTAGCGCAGAATATCGTTCAGTGTAGCAGCACCATGCTTATCTGCTGTCGCAGTCTGATATGCACGCATAACTCGATCAACAGCCTCCGCAGCCTGCGGAGTACCCTCACCAAGCATTTGTCCTGCACGACTAGCCAGAATCGCGTAAGCATCACCAGACTGATTAAGAGCCTTCTCACGATCAAGCGAAGAACTCTGCTGATACCGCGCAACATCATCCTGGAACTTTTTGGTGTCAAGTTCCAACTTCGCCCGAGAAGTATCATTATCAGCACTCGACAGACCAAGTTGCTGCATTTTATACCAAGTATCGAATGCATTGCTCTGACTGTCTGTTTGCATCTTAGCAATCATCTGAGCGTACTGATTTTCCGCTGCGGTCTGCTGGCCTAGCAAACCAAGTCGCTGCTGCTCAGTCTGGAATAGAGCGTTTTGCTTACCAAGTGCGATATCGCGCTGAGCATTAGAACCAGCAAGACCCGCAGTATCCGCAGTACGATTATTATAGTCAACCTCATTCTGGCCCTGCTGAGCATTAAATCCAACACGCCCTGCCTGATCACGGGCAAGTGCTCCAACATTCTGACTGAGAGTGTTACCCATCGAATTCAGAGCATCAGGAGCCGCCTGCTGAGCAATACCAAGACGCTGCAACATTTCAGCAATAGCGGCCTGGTTCTTAGAAGTTACGTCCGACACAGAGTTAATGGCAGCGTTGTAAGCGCCACCAATCTTCTGTCCGGTCTGATCGTAAGACTGCTGAATACCAGGAGCCTGTCCACGAATCTTGTCCTGCAAAGACTTGTAAACACTACCAATGTCGCTAGAAGCAGTATCGTACCGCTGATTAGTCTGGTTGATGATATTCTGCAAGGCTTGAAACTGCGGACCAAATTGCTGAGCAGCCATTTGAGCAGCAGACGGACCAGAATACTGAGCCATTGCAGAGAAATCTGGCCCTGCCTGGGGAGCAGGACCAGCCGGTGCAACAACTCCCTGAGAATTAGTAAACTGCCGCTCCATTGCACGTTGCAAAGCAAGTGCAGCCTCGGGAGTTAGTGCTGTGGCTCCATTACCTTCAATGGGAAGCATGATTAAACTCCGTACTGTGCGGCTCGCCTATTGATCGCATCCTGTCGGGCCTTTTCCGTAGTGACTTGCTGATCACTCTGGAATCCCTGCTGAGCCGCCAAAAGATTGGCAATAAAATCAGCCTTAGCCTTATCAAGATTTGACTGCTTAGTAGCGTAGTCATTGTTGAAGTCAGTAGACGCCTTAGAGAAAAGACCAGAAGCAAGTAGACCTCGGGAAGCGTAATCATCCTCTAGCGAATGCCAGCCCTGTTCTTTCTGTTTTCCAAGTTCCTGAACATTCGTGTCGTACTGTGTATTGTACTGACCTTCCTGCAATTGACGGTTGTTCTGATAATCAGTCCATGCCTTAGCAAGTTGATCATTCTGAGTCTTAAACGTAGCGTCATTTGCAAGCCACTCATCAATACTCGGAGCAGCAGGCGGTGGCGGCTGAACTACAGGAGCAATTGCGCCGGTAGCACTTCCACCCACACTAGGTCCGACACCAGCAGAACTAGGCCGGGGAGTATACTTTGCAGCAGGCTTTGCGGGAGCCCTTACAGGAGCCTTAGCAATTCGCTGAATCTGAATAGGCTGTCGGCCACCACCAGTAGGAGCACCCGGACTGAAACCACTTGTACCAAAACTAGGGACCGGTCCTGCCGGAGCAATTACTGCCGGGGGAAGTCCGCCTCCATCAAGAGGACGCATTATGCACTCCTATTTGTTCCGGGTTGGAGCCAAGCAGGAGTCATATAACTTCCACTCTGGCCTGCTTGCATTCGACGTAGCATTGCGCTTCGCTTCATGCGTGCTTGTCTATCGCGTGTTGCATAGCCTTCGGGCTGATCAGTAGGTCCCAAATTAGGAGACCCCTGAGTTCCATATTGCTTATTGCCCGCAGCGTAGGGGTTGAAACTCATACCCCTACCCTGCAAATAAGCCAAGAAATTCGGGTCCATTATGAAATCTTCTCCGTGACTAGAGACTTGCTAGAAGTCACAGCGACTAGGCTAAAAATCTTCAATGGCCCTGTCGCCAAAGTTCCATTGACTGTGGTAGTTACCCTAAATGAAACCTGACGGAATCGCAAGCCCTTTAGAAGTTTCATGAACATGCGAGTTCCGGAGGGGTTTGGGGTGTTGACTGAATCGGTTACATCAATTGACAGGTTTAGAGGCTTAGCCCAGGTTCCAAGTTGCGACCATTTGGTCACTCCATTGCTAATCTGTGACCATTTGATAGGAATGTTGTAAGCAGTAGGATGAACTACAAAGTTCACCTGAGTCTTGGAAAGAATGTCCACACCCCACCAGAACATACGCTTAAAGGTATATGGCACCTTGTAATCATAGGTCTTGGTAAGCAGCGAGCAAGTAAATGTCTCTCCTGAACTATACGTAGGCGTATCAATCATCTTATACCAAGCAGTTTTACCGTTATCATAACTGCCGGCTACATACATATACATATTAGCGGTAGGATCGATAATTGGGTACTGCATCCAGTAATCCGGAGTAAAATCAGCAGTTGAGAAACGCCAGAGGGAGAATGCCCGGGTTCGCATGTTATATACGTAGAAATTATCAAAATAACGGCAAATTACGCGGTTTCCAAGTAGAGAAACCGACACGTTGCTATTTGTGCTTCGAGCAACCGAGTTAAACACGGTAAAAGGAACCTTAACGTTGATAGGATTCCAGTTCCAGTTAACGACACCGTACAAAGTTGCACCATATAGAACATAAATGGTGCCTTCAAATTCAGCATAGCAGTTCGGTCCAGCAATCCCCACGTTTGCCGCTACAACTTCGCTCTTACCCTTAGAGGGCTGAGAATCATAGGCAAATGTCCAAGTTGAGCGTAGTTTAAAGACGACAATACGGCCACCGTAGGTGACAATCTTAACAATCGCCTGACCATCCCCGTTATTTACGTCGAAAAAGTCAGTGCCAGCGGTCCATGAAGAAAAGTTACCAGGAGCCGAAAAATTAATACGGGATGCAGTAGTAGATTGGGCGCCAGCAGACACAAACATGCGCTCCTGGTAAATTGTAGCGGAGTCTCCACGAGCAATTGCAGCCACAGCGGTAAATCCACCCACCGGGTCCCACGTTCCGCCTGGGTTAGCCGAGTTCGGAGTCGCAACTACCCACAATTTGTTCTGATACTGGACGACACAGCGACATTCAATATTTGACGCAATAGTATAGAGAGCAGCACCAGAAGAAACGTCATAAACCTTGAGGTTATTTGCAAGATCGATAATGACGTAGTAAACAGTACCCGTAGTAGTGGTGTAAGTACCCAAAAGGCGCCCACCAAGACCACTAGCGGACGGCATACTAAGGCAGGGAGGACGACTTACCAGCGATCCATCAAGATCAATGTCAAAATTGGTAAGTTCTACTGCCTCGGAGTCATCAATTTGTGTCGGCTCAGAGTAAGTATTGAGTCCACCCGAAAATGGACCGATAAGAACAGGAGTACCGGGCATCAATAAATCCAGTCGTCATCTTCTTGCAACTGCGTAATGGTAGGATAGTAGTTATTCGAGACGTTATTCTCCACTTCCGACAGCATTTGCACACCTTGTTGGAATTGACCCAACTTGAACTGTGAATTCTGAGAATCCTCGTCCAATTCATACGCCTGGCTCATAACATACTCACAGAGCCGGTTGAAAAATTGGTCAGGCACACCCAAATAGTCGGTTAGAGCCGTGATTGCGGGTGCATTCTTGAGGTAGAAAATCTGCAATCCGTTAATCCAGGTGGTAGAGGGTGTCGGATACAGGTAAATGCTACCTGACCAGTCCCACCAAAGAACGGGAAGGCCACGATTTTGGTTCAAAGTGTCCTGAGAGACAATGTACTGCTCAGCCTCTTGGAAGGTTTTGTGGTCAATGGGGTTACCGTTGATCCAAATAGACTGAATTCGTAGGATATCTAGGTCCGAAGGATCATAGATTTGCTGATCTGCTACTAGGTCCCTAACAGCAGTAGCCTTATTCATAGGATTCTGGATCAGAATCTCCCTCTGACCCATATTGATCCAACTAATCACGTCAGCAGCGGTAACCTGAACAGCCGCCTCGTCACCAAAGACACGAGCGACGTAGTTGTAGATATCCTGTGCCTTTTTAGTGACAGTAGTGAGAGGCATTAGGTATACACCCTCCCGTTATGCTTGACAGTCTTAGTGGAGTTGATAGCCCACTTAGTAAATTTGGCGTCCTCTTCTGCTTCATCCATCTGCTCACGCATCTTCATAGCACTCTGAGCGGCTTCCTTAGCCTCCTGCTCAGTGAGATTGAAGTTACGAGCCTTGAAGAGAGCAGCCACGACACGCTGATCGAGTTGATTTTCCTGAATCTCCATGACAACGTATGGCTCATAATTCGGATGGAATTGAACAATCCGATAGGGAGCCTCGCCAAACGGACTACGCTCAGCCGGAGGAATCCATTGGAGTTCTAATGTGTCGTCAAAATCCTGAACAACCTCAGCAATGCGTTTTGCGTTGCCAGAAAGTTCGACACCAGCGCCAGTAATAAGAGGAAGCATCAGACAATCGCCGCGGCCATACGGTACGGAAGAGTTCCCGTAATCGTAGTCGTAGGGTTGCTAGTAAAAGCACCCGAAATACCTGCGGTGGTAAGACAAGCATTAGAGACGCTATCTGTACGGACAGCAGTTTCCAGTGTAGCCGCGTCAAACCAGACACATTCAAATGGAGACAGAGACCAAACATCTTGTCCTGCGGCAACCTGAACAACTACTCCAAACCAGTTCCAACCAGCAGGAACCGGCGTACTGGTTACAGCAGTCGATTGCCACGAAGCGACTGTACCGGGAACGGTTCCCTGCACAAGAATGTTCCCAGGACGGAAACTTCCATTATCTGCAAATACACCCATTCGACCTACAGAAGTTGCTGTAGCGCCTCGGAAGGCCATTGAGAGACCGTTAATAGAGCATCCCTGTTCAAAATAGACGGGGTAGAAAAGCGCCTGGTTTAGTGTTGCAGC